ATCCGTGGGAGAGCTTCATTGCCATGAAGGTCACCTAAGAGGGGATTTCCGCGCGACACTGCCCAAACTGAAAAAATTCAGGATAAGCAAAATGAGCTTTGCATGATATAACTGGAATTGACATTGAAATTTTCAAAAAAAAACTTATCCACAGATTTTCTGTGGATAACCCCACGTTTTTCGCTTTTTTCCTGCTGCAAATCCCTGTAAAAAATAATCTTTTCTCAGATTGTCCAATTTTTAGCCAATTCACCCCCGCCCTTACTATTCCTTTTCAATTTTCGCGCCTTAAACGCTAATTTTCGCGGTTTTTTTAAAAATTCTCATTTTTTGCCTTCTTCTGTCCACAAAAAAGGCCCATGCTCCATTCCCATCATGGCCTATACACAAACTCAACTCGACGCGTTAGAAACAGCGATAGCCCAAGGCGCTTTATCGGTGCAGTTTAACGACAAAAAAGTAACCTACAATTCCTATCCGGAAATGATCCGCTTGCGTGATTCCATGCGTTCGGAACTGGGTGTAACCACTCCAGCTACCAGCCGCGCTCGCTTTATAAACATACCTACCGGAAGGGGTTTATGAGCGCAGAAATCGTACCCATCACCAAACGCCGGTACGACGCCGCCAGCAAGACCACGCGTACTACCAACTGGCAAACGCCTGCCACCGATGCCACCTCCGCCATTTCCAACCCCGCTTTAATCCGCAACCGGGCCCGTGACCTAGTCAGGAACAATCCCTGGGCGGCCAAAGGCATATCTGTCATCGTCAACAATGTCGTCGGCTACGGTATCCGCGCCCAGTGGCAGGCAGGCAACAAACGCAACACCAAACTGGCGCAGGATCTTTGGAAAGCCTGGGCGGAAACCGGACAATGCGATGCCTGCGGCATGCAAAATTTTTACGGCATCCAGCAAACCGTGATGCGCTCGGTTGCCGAATCCGGCGAATGCCTGATCAGGATACGGCCGCGTTATGCTTCCGAAGGACTGGCCGTGCCGTTTCAATTGCAAATCCTGGAACCGGATTATCTCTATGAATTTAATGACGGACCGCTTATAGGCGGCAATTATATTCAGCGTGGTATTGAGTACGATGTACTTGGCCGCCGTGTTGCTTACTATCTATACAAAACCCATCCCGGTTCAATCGGCCAGTTTTACAACCATTACAAAAGCGGCTATTCCCGCGTCCCCGCTACGGAAATAATTCATATTTACCGGATTGACCGGCCGGGGCAAGAGCACGGCGTATCCTGGTTGACGCAAGTCATGATCCGCTTGCGGGAACTCGATATTTATGAAGACGCCTACCTGAGCCGGCAAAAAATAGCTAACCTCTTTGCCGGCTTTATTTATACCGATGACCCGAGCGAAGCGGAAACGGAATTCAGCGATGTCTCGGAACTGATACCCGGCTCGATGTACACGTTAAAAAACGGCCGCACCGTGCAATTTTCCGACCCGCCGAAAGCCGACGATTACGGGCCGTACACGCTCGCCAATCTCAGGGCGATTGCAGCGGGTTTAGGAATTACTTATGAAGCGCTGACCGGCGATTTGTCACAGGTCAATTTTTCCAGCGCCCGCATGGGCTGGCAGGAATTCGGCCGCAGCATTGACGCCTGGCGCTGGAATCTCATTATTCCGCGCTTGTGCGATGGCGTGGCCAACTGGTTTGCCGGCACTTCTGGGATCCCGTATTTAACATGTGAATGGACGCCGCCCGCCCGCATGATGGTGGACCCGATCCGGGAAATACCCGCCATTAAAGATGCCATCCGTTCCGGCCTGATGACCCAATCCGAGGCGATACGCGAACAGGGTTACGACCCCGAACAATTACTCAATGAAATGGCCGCCGACAATGCGCGGCTTGATACACTGGGCCTGGTCCTGGACAGCGATGCCCGCAAGATTCCCGGACAGGGACAATCACAATCCGTAGGGGCGAATTCATTCGCCCAGTCAAACAATTCAGGTGAAAACAATGCCGGCCCAAACCAGACAGCTTCCTAAGCTCCACACCCGCGCGGCGTTTGTTCCGACCACGCTGAATGAAACTGACCGGACTGTTGAACTGACCTGGTCAACCGGCTCGCAAGTGCGCCGCACGGATTTTTGGACAGAAAATCAATGGATCGAGGAATTAAGTCTAGATAAAAATCATGTCAATTTAGACCGGCTTAATTCCGGAGCGCCTCTGCTCGCTAACCATGACAATTATGATCTTTCCAATGTCATTGGCGTTGTTGAACGCGCGTGGCTTTTAGGCAATGAAGGCCGCGCGCAAGTGCGTTTCAGCGAACGCGATGAAGTTAAACCGATTTTAAATGATGTCAAGACCGGTATTTTACGCAATATCAGCATCGGTTATCACATCAATAAAATGCAAAAAATGGATGAAAAGCAGGACGATCTTACAGTTTACCGGGCAATAGACTGGGAACCGATGGAAATATCCATCGTGCCCATACCTGCTGACGCAGGCGCGCAAGTGCGCGGCGAAGGCGAAACCAACACCGTAATAATCATAAATGAGGACAAAACCATGACTACTCCAGTCGTAAACACGCCAACCGATCAAACCAGGGCGGACAGTGCTGTTCCGGCTGCGGTTATCAACAACCCCGACCCTTCGGCTTCGCACAACGCAGGCGCTCAAAGCAGCGAAGGCGAGATTGCCATTCGCGCGGAATCAACCCGGCAAGAGCGCGACCGCATCGCCGGGATCCGTAAATTCGGGCTGATGTCCAGATCCGATGAAATAACGATTAATGATTTCATTGAACGCGGAATCAGTTTCACGGATGCCAAAGAACAAATGTTGCAAAAATGGGCCGATAAAGTGAACGCCGAAACCTCGCGTAGCGATGCCTCCGTGACTGTCGATGCCAAAGACAAATTTATTGAAGCCGGGGTTAACGCCCTGCGCGGCCGGGCCGGGGTTGAAAAAATGGACCCTGGCAATGAACTGCGCGGCATGCGCCTCACTGAAATCGCCAAACTCTGTCTTGAACGTGGCGGCGAAACGATTAAAGGCATGAATGAACTGGAAATGGTCAAGCGTGCTTTTACCCAAAGCACCAGTGACTTTCCTTTGCTGCTGGAAAGCGCGATGCACAAAACCTTGCAAACTGCTTACGCCACCGCGCCAGATACCTGGACGCGCTTTTGCGCCGTCGGCTCGGTGACGGATTTTCGCGTGCATAACCGCTACCGCATAGGCAGTTTCGGCAACCTGGACGAAGTAACTGAACTCTCAGAGTTTAAGAACAAATCCATTCCGGACGGTGAAAAATCCACGATCATCGCTAAAACCAAGGGCAATATTATCAATATCAGCCGCCAAACCATCATCAATGACGATCTGGGCGCGTTTATCGGTCTGTCGTCAATGCTGGGCCGCGCCGCCCGCCGCACCATTGAGGCGGATGTTTACGCCTTGTTGGCGTCCAATCCTGCTCTTTATGACGGCATTCCCCTGTTTGATGCCCTGCATGGCAATGTAGCAGGTACCGCCGCAGTTGTAACTGTCGCCTCTATTGAAGCGGCGCGCCTGTTACTAGCTAAACAACTGGATGTCAGCGGCAATGATTACCTGGACTTGCGCCCCGCCCTTTGGCTGGGCGGCATGAGCCAGGGCGGCGCGGCCCGCGTCACCAATGAAGCGCAATATGATCCGGATACCGCCAATAAATTGCAAATGCCTAACCGGGTGCGAGGTCTGTTCCGGGATGTTATCGATTCCCCGCGTATTTCCGGCACCGAATGGTATGTGTTCGCCGATCCCGGCGAAGCGCCCATTATCGAAGTGGCTTTCCTGAACGGCGAACAAATGCCGTTTCTGGACAATGAATTGGGCTTTAACGTAGACGGCCTGCAATGGAAAGTGCGGCTGGATTACGGCGTCGCCGCCATCGATTACCGAGGCGCTGTCAAGAATGCGGGCACCGGCTCGTAGGGGCGAATAAATTCGCCTCCACATTAAACTATTCGAGGAAACACAAAATGGCTACAAATTACATACAAGTCGGCGATGTCGTCGATTACACCAACAAAACCGCCGCAGCGATAGCCAGTGACGATGTGGTTATCCTGGGCAGTTTTCAGCTCGGCATCGCCCTGGTCAACATCGCCGTTGATGCCGTCGGCGCGGTCATGGTTGAGGGAATTTTTACACTGGCCAAAGCCGCCGGGGTTGTTACCGCCTGGCAAAAACTTTGGTGGTCAGCTACGACCAAACTGGTTTACAACGCGCCCGTGGCCAACGGCTATTTTATCGGCTATGCGGCGGCAGCGGAATTGACCGGTTCGTCCACTGTTAAGGTGCTGCTGGAAGAATTTAGCGAAGATATTCCGCGTTATTTGACTTTGTCCCCGACCGGCGCTGTTACCCTGACCGCCGTCGATTTTAGCGGCGGCCGGGCAACGGTACTGGCCACCAATACCGCCGCGCAAACGCTGAACCTGCCCAGCGTGGCGCTGATACCGCCGGGCAGCGAGTTGTTTGTTAAAAAACTCAGTGGCGGCGCATTTGTCTTTACCATTAAATCGGCGGGATCTGAACTGATAGCCGGAGCCAATACTTTTGCCACGATGGACGCGGATGGCGATCAGGCATTGTTTGTCTCGACCGGCGCGGCCTGGGTGGTTGTGGCTTCAACGATAGCCTGAAAATAAATCGATGAAGGCGATATTAATGGCTAAAACGCCCAGTCGGATAACAGCCGGTTTTACCCTGATTGAACTGATGGTCGTGGTGGCCATCATCGGCCTATTGGCGGCCATTGCGATACCGGCTTACAACGATTATACGGTCCGTGCAAAACTGGCTTCTATCATTGTCCAGGCGGATACAGGAAAACTGGCTTTAATGGAGGAATATTCCAGTAATGGCCAGTTTCCCCAGGCCCAGCCGCAACCGGGCACTATTATCGGCGATTGGCTAAGATCAATGGCTGCTAATAAATATGTCGGCGGGCCGCCGGGTTATGTGGTGGCGGGTTCAGGCGGCATGGTCAATAACCAGGCTCGAATTCCTGTGACGTTATCCGCCACAATTGGCGGTGATGCGAGCTCCAAAGTGCTTGAGTTTATTTATACCGCGAATAATGCCGGTTTGACTATGGAGTGTTCGGCCAACGCCGCCTCCAATCCGGTCGCTGGAATGGGCGCTTCGACCAGCGTGCCACAACGCTATTTACCGTCTATATGCCGGTGAAAAAAAAAGATGAAGTGGATAGATTTATTAAGGGACTGGTATTGTCCATCGGTGCATAAATGCACCGATTTTAAAATTGATGAACGGTTAGGTATGAAGGAATGCGTAGGATGCCAAAAAACATATTGGCTGCGGGACGGCAGGCCGGTTTATCCAACGCTAAAAATCAGGAAGTGAATTAATGGATATTTTAACGCCGTTATTCGCCAATACCGGGCTTTCCGGAGCGGTTTTAGCCTCGCTGCTGGGCATTATCTACGTGTTATTAAAAGACCGCCGGGCGGAACATGAGCAATATATGGAGTTGCAGAAAGAAACCAATAAAATTTTGCTGGAATTATCCGGCTTGATCCGTGAATTTAAGGGGTTGACCCATTCGTGACAAATAATGCCGGGCAGCCTGACGATTATTACCATTACCGGATTTTTTCAGAAGGAACGATTTCACGGCAAAAAGCGCTGCAATTTGTACATGATAACAAGGTTAATCTGGAAGATGCCTGGGGCATTTGCTGGTTGAGTGAACATGGTTTAATTCAATATCTACATTTTAACGGTATGACTGAAACCGAACTTGATTTTATTAATTGTCCCCTGGAAAAAAGGTTTTTAATTTAGAAATGATTAATTCAGCCGCCCTTAATTCAACAATAATTAACACCTTTGCTGAAACGGTCATACTCAATAAATCCGGCGGCAATGTGCCGGTGCAGGCGGTTTTTGACAGGATTATGGAAAATAATGCCATCGGCGGACATGCTTTCAGCGCTGCGGCTTTTACTTTGACGGTGACACTGGATGATATTGCCAGTTATGAGATTCAGCAATTTGATTCCATTACAGTACGCGGCCTGGAATATAAA